GAACTAGCTGCTGCCCAAGACGCGGCCGACAATATGCTAGAAGCCCAGAACGCTTTCCAAAGCGGAGTTGGTGGACTTGATCAACAACTCAGCGACGGGACAGTCTCTCTCGATAGCTACGCATCACAGATCACTCGCCTGCAAGAGACCTACGCTCTCGCTCGTTCAGAGATTGATGGGACGGCTGCTGCCCAAAGAAGCGCGACCGAGGCTTTCAAAGAATACACCGATGACAACGCTCTAGGTGCTCTTGACGATCGTGCTCGTGCTATTGAAACGGAAACTCGTCGCTACAACGAATTGGTCGCAACTCTGGAGACCGGTGAAGATGCGACTTCCAGAATTGCAGACGTCACTGCTCAGTTTCAACAGAGGCTTGCTGCTGTCAACTCAGAATTCGATGCTCTCGCTGATGGCGGTTCTGGTGGTGCTGCGAAGACTGTTGAAGAAATCTCCGATGCAATGGAAAGAAAACTGAAGATCGTCGATTCTCTTCTAGAGCCGCTGAGAACTTATACCATGGAAATGGAAATTCTCAATGAACTGCTGCAACAAGGAACTCTTAATCAAGATCAATTCTCTCAGTCCGTACTTACTGCTCGCATTCGGTTCCTTGAAAGTCAAACCACGATGCAAGCCGGTTTCGAGAGAGGGTTCCTCAAAATCATCGAGCAGACTGCCGATGCAGCCTCGCAAATGGAGAATATCGTTACGACTGCCTTCGATGGTATGTCGTCTGCGATCGCTGATCTTGCTATCGATGGAACTGCAGATTTCGGCTCTCTGATCCGCAACATCAACAAGATGATAGTTGAGCTTGTCGTTTCTCAAGCCTTCCAACAGTTGTTCGGCGGTGAAACCGGGCTCGGCGGCGGCGGTGGTGGTGGCACTAAGAAAGGTCTCTTTGGAGCCTTCTCTGGTTTTCTTGGGGGCGTTGTTGACAGCGTATTCGGGATCGGAGCGGCGGCTATCCCAGGAGTGGCGGCTGGTGGAAGTTTCCAAGTGGGACCGAGTTCAGGCTTCGGTGGGTTGACAGGTCATGACAATCGTCTTGTTCCGCTTCGTTTGAAAGATGGTGAGCATGTTGAAATCACTCCTCGAGGAGAAGAGCCCGGCGGCGGTCGTGGTAATGCAGGAACGACTGTGATCTTCAACGTAACCACTCCCGACGCACAATCATTCCAAGCAAGTCAAAGTCAGCTTGCCGCTCGTGCCGCTCGTATGATCAGTTCTGGTAGAAGGAACATGTGATGGCTTTTCACGAAGTTCTTTTTCCAAGTGACATCAGTCGCGGCTCAAGCGGTGGACCCCGTCGTCTTACAGACGTAGTGACCCTTCGTTCGGGATTTGAGTTTCGTAATTCTCTTTGGGCTAATTCTCGCCGTTCATACAACGCTGGACTTGGCCTTCGCCATATGGAGCATCTCTATCAAGCCATTGAATTCTTTGAAGCCCGTCGTGGTCGACTCCATGGATTTCGTTGGAAAGATTGGTCAGACTACAAATCTGGATCGCCAACATCTACTATCACCAATGCTGATCAACAGATTGGAACTGGTAACGGTGTGATAACGGTCTTTCAGTTGACGAAATTATACTCCTCGTCTTCAAGCCCTTACACCAGAGAAATCAAGAAACCAGTCGCTGGAAGTTTGACAATTGCGGTCAATGGAGTTGCGAGGACAATAACGACTGACTACACTGTTGACACGACAACTGGTCTGGTGACGTTCGTCGTTGCCCCTGGAGACACTTTGCCAGTGACTGCCGGTTTCGAATTCGATGTGCCGGTTCGTTTTGATCAAGATGAAATTCTTGTGAACGTGGAACTATTCGACTCTGGACAGGTCCCTGACTTGAGTATCATGGAGATTCGCATATGAGCAAGTCAGTCCCTTCTGCTCTACAGACTCATCTTGATACGCGTCAAGTAACGATGGCTCACTGTTGGAAAGTCACTAGACTGGACGGCGTGGTCCAAGGTTTCACTGAGCATGATGTTCCATTGACTTTCGACTCTGTTACCTTTGAGGCAGACTCTGGATTTACTGCAACAAAGATAGATTCAAGCATTGGTCTATCTGTCGATAACCTAAATGTCGAAGGTGCATTGAGCAGTGACACTATCAACGAAAACGATCTCGCTTCCGGCAAATATGATGATGCCCAAGTAGAGCTCTATTGGGTGAATTTCGAAAACGTCTCGCAGAGAGTCCTCCTCAACAAGGGAAATCTTGGTCAGGTCAAAAGAGGCGAACTCGCCTTCGATGCTGAATTGCGTTCGCAGAGCCAGAGACTTCAACAGACCACCGGAAGGGTATATTCAAGAACTTGTGATGCTATTTTCGGTGACTCTCGCTGTGGAGCAAACCCGGCTTCTTTTGACAGTTCTGGAACAGTGACAAGTGTGGTTGATAATCGCCAGATGGTTGTCACTGGACTCTCAAACGATGTGAGTGGATATTACACTTTTGGACTTCTGGAATTCACCAGCGGGGCGAACGACGAATTGAAGTTCGAAGTCAAGAGACACGAGCCAGGACTGCTAATCCTGTGGGATCAGCCGTCTTTCGACATCGCAAACAGCGACACATTTAATGTCATCGCTGGCTGCAACAAATATGATACGACTTGCGCTTCGAAGTTCTCGAACATCGTGAATTTCCGTGGATTCAATTTCATTCCTGGGTCGGACTATCTCACTCGTTATGCTTTGAGAGACGGATCACAAACTGGTCAAAGCATTTTCAATGAGTGATCGCATAACAGAGATTACTCGTGAATGGCTCGGGACTCCTTACATGCACCAGATGTCTGAGATTGGTATTGGTTGCGACTGTCTAGGCCTCCTCCGAGGCGTGTGGCGCACCCATTACCAACGGTCAGAGCCAGAGGAAGCCCCGAACTATACAGCATCTTGGGGAGATCACAGAACTGATGACCCACTCTTGGCTATTGCTAAGAAACACTTTGATGCGGTAACATGCGTTGAGCAAGCCGAGGTTTTAATGTTTCGTATGCGACCGACCGTTGCTGTAAAGCATTGCGCTATCTACATCGGAAACAAGGTCATGATTCACGCCTATTCGAATCACATGGTAAGAGAAGAGGAATTCACTGACTGGTGGAATAAAAAACTCGTCGGTAAATTCAGGTTCAAATGAATGGTCGCTCTTCTTCTCACATCGGCGGTTGCAAGTTCTAGTCTCACAGGGTTTTCCTTGTTCGCAGCGAGTCTGGCAGCTTCGGCGATTGGTAGCTTCATTGACAGCAGGCTGTTTTCACAGAATTTCAGTCAAGAAGGACCAAGACTTGAGAGCATCAATCTCAGCACGTCTTCCGAAGGTCAGCCTGTAAAGAGACTGTTTGGGACTTCTCGTCTCGGTGGGAACATGATATGGGCCACGAATTTTCGTGAGGTTTCTACTACCACGACTCAAAGTGCAGGTGGAAAGGGGCGCGGTGGCAATAAAGTCAAAACCACCGTATACACCTATTTCGTGAGTGTAGCTTTCGCTTTCTGTGAGGGCAATCCTCGTGCTTCTCTTGGGCGTATATGGGCAGACAATCGTCTCATTGAGACCAGTGGAATTGTCTATAGATTTTATCCTGGATCAAACACACAGACAGTTGACCCGAAGATTTCGCAAGTCGAAGGAGCAACATTAGCCTCTGCTTTTAGAGGAATTACTTACATCGTTTTTGAAGAACTTGAACTCACAGAATTCGGCAATCGTATTCCGATGATAACGGCCGAGATCAATGTTCCTGTCAACGATCCGTCAGCAGACTTGCTAGAGAACTTGATTCAAAGCGTAAACTTGATCCCATCAACTGGTGAACAAATCTACGCAACGACTCCGACTGTAACCTTGGTGAATGATCAAGTCAGCTTCTCAAACACTAATCTCAGTGCAGACAAAACTGATTTTGTATGGTCTATGGAGAATTTGAAGTCACAACTGCCGAATGTCACAAGTTTGAATCTTGTGATATCTTGGTTTGGAAATGATCTACGTCTTGGCTCTGCAACTACGAAACCTAAAGTAGAGTTCGGACCAGTTATCGACAGCAATTACGTCTCTGGGATAAAAGGACTGATAGACTCCAACTATGGTTTCACAGAATCGACCGACGACACTTGGACTGTCAATGGCTTGAACAGAAGCAATGCAGATGTCGTTTCTGTAGATGCTGGAGGCAGTCCTAATTTCGGAGGAACTCCTGCTGATTGGTCAGTAACAGAGGCAATTCTATACGCGATAAATACGGCAGAACTCGATGTTCATTTCTATCCGTTTATATTGATGGACATTGTCTCTGGTAACACTCTTCCGAACACTGATGGAGTGACGACTGGTCAGCCGACTTTCCCATGGAGAGGAAGAATTACAGTTTCTGCGCCCTCTGTCGATAAGACGGCTGCCGCTGGGACGCAGATGGATGCCTATATGGGTTCTGTCACAAGAACTCAATTCTCGAACACTGGGACTAGGATAACCTATTCAGGATCTGCTAGTGATTGGGGATATCGTCGTTTCATTTTCTTCTATGCCCATCTGTGCGCTGCTGCTGCCGCTGCGAGTGATACCCCAACACGTTTCAAGACTTTCTATATTGGAACAGAACTCGTTGGTATCAACAGAGTGAGGAACAATGCTGGCGTCTATGTTGGGACAGCCGCTCTCGTATCCATTCTCAACGATGTCCGTCTGATCTTCGACAGCTATTCAATGACCCATGTGGAACTCTCATATGCTGCTGACTGGAGCGAATATCATTCTCATCGCCCAGAGGACGCCTCAGGAGATGTCCTGTTTCCTTTAGATGCAATCTGGTCGAATGCAGATTGTGATCATATCGGAATAGACAATTATATTCCTATCTCTGATTGGCGAGATGGAACGACTCATCTTGACTTTGGTGAAGGAAATGATGCCTATGGAAACCCAAGGGCGAGATACATCTACGACCAGACTTACCTGAAAGGCCAAATCGAGGGTGGGGAACTCTTCGATTACTTCTACGCGAGTTCAGCAGATCGTGTCTCTCAGACGAGAACTGTGATCCAAGATGTTGCTCACAGTGAGCCTTGGATTTTCCGTCAAAAAGACATGAGGAACTGGTGGTCCAACGCTCACCATCCGCGCCCTCTGGGAGTCAGGTCTGCTACTCCTTCTTCTTGGACTGCTGGCTCAAAGAGAATTCGTTTCTCAGAATTCGGTGTTCCAGCTATTGACAAAGGGACAAATCAACCGAACGTATTCGTTGATCCGAAATCATCTGAAAGTTTCGTTCCTTATTTCTCTAATGGAAACAGAGACGATCAAATTCAACGTTCTTACTATGAGGCAATGATCACTTATTGGAGAGACAACTCTCCCACTTCTCCCAGCCGGATGATTTCAACTTCGGAAATGTGTGTATGGACTTGGGACGCTCGCCCTTATCCTGCATTTCCGTATCGTTCCGATATCTGGTCAGACTCCGTAAACTGGAATTTGGGTCATTGGCTGAATGGCCGTGCTGGCTCTGTTCCGTTGGCAGAGTTAGTGAAGACGATCTGTTCATGGGTTGGGTTCACTGCTTCTGATCTTGATGTCACAGAACTGATTGGTAAGAATTCGATAGTTCGTGGCTATGTGGTTGATAATCAATCTTCACCAAGAGCGGCTTTGGACCCTCTCTTTTCAGCTTACCTTTTTGATGGCTTCGAGTCTCAAGGCAAGTTGAAGTTTGTCCTTCGTGAATACACAACATTTGAAGAGATTGATGTTCAGGATCTTGTGACTCAGGGTGGAAACAAGAGTTCTGGATATCAAATAACCAGAGCCCAAGAGACAGAGATGCCGCAGAACTCGTCTGTGTCGTTCATCAACCCTGCTGATGATTATCAGGTAGCGACTGCCGCCGGAAGTCGTCAGACAACGACAAGTAAGACTTCTGTCGACATGAGATATCCTTTGGTGTTTGAGACTGGTGCAGCGAAGATACTCGCTGAGATCATTATTCAGCAGGCATGGGCTGCTCGTGAAAGCATTGAGTTGGCCTTGAGCAACGATCGCATCAAATATGATCCAGGTGATGGATTCTCAATAACTATCGGAAATCGTCTCAAAAGGTTCCGCTTCTCCGGAATCTCTAAGGGTGACTTTCTTGAGGTTGAAGGTAATGGTATTGACATCTCAATCTACGATGCAGTCACCAGCAATTACGGAAGAAATACGACGAACACTCTCCCAACATTCGGCAGCTCGAATCTGTATTTCATGGATCTTCCATTGGTGACTGGTGACGAGCCTCGTCCTTGGGCTCCAAGAGTGGCGGCTTTCCAAACTCCGTTTCCTCCCTCAGTAGATATCTATGAAGTGACGAACAATGCTGCTGACCTGAGTTTCAATAACAGTATACTGGTCTCATCACAAATGGGAGTTTTGTTCGCCGATCTGCAGATTGGACCACACGAGATCATCGATGAGGGAAATGTTCTATCGGTCGATCTTCGTTCTACAAGTTTCCAGATTCTCAGCGAAACCGAAGAGAATGTTCGCAACGGGGCAAACGCAATCGCTATATTGACTCCTAGTGGAAACTGGGAAATTCTGAAGTTTGTAAATTCTGCTTTCGTCGTTGGATCAAGATATAATCTGACTAGACTGTTTCGAGGTCAACTCGGGACTTGGCCTATCATGGAAGTCATTCCGATTGGTTCACCGTTTGTAATTTTGAATCTTGCTGGCACGAATGTTCTTTCTATAGCGGCCGAAAGAAAACTTGATACTATCACTTGGAGATATGGCCCAAACGTTTATGGGACAGCAAGTCCTTTCTTTAGAACTGAAACTCATACTGGTAAAGCTGTTGGAGAACTTCCTTATCCAGTGGCCGACGTTGAGTTTTTCAAGACTGCGGCTGCTGATGTTCTCATTACTTGGAGACGGCAAACGAGATTTAATGGTGAAGGATTTGATGCTGCAAACGTGCCTTTGAACGAAGACGATGAGAGGTATGAAATCGATTTACTTACGAACCTTGATGTGCTAATAACAACTGTGACGACAACCGTTGCGTCTTACAGTTATGTTGGAGCGCCGGCGAACTTCAAAGCGCGAATTCATCAGATGTCTACCAATATCGGCAGGGGAAGACCAGTGACCAAGCAGAGTCCATTCTAATGGCAACGACAATCAACAGTCTTCCGCTTATGGAATCTGCCCAAACGCAGAAGTTCCTGACGTTCAATTCTGCGATCAGCTATCTGGACGCTCTGGTCAATCCAACAGTTTTCAACCGAACGACATCTGCTCCGCCTGCGAGCCCAACGGAAGGAGATCGATACATCATCGGCTCTGCACCGACTGGCGCTTGGACAGGGCTGGTCAACAGAATCGCTGTCTACATCGGCACAAATTGGGTCATCTTCACTCCTTCTGAAGGATGGAATGTCTATGATCAAGGCGCGAACGAATATGTCAGTTACGACGGTGCCTCTTGGGTCACACTAGCTTCTGTGGTGAGCTCTGGGGCAACGAGTTTTGCTGATAACCTTTTTGAGTTGTTCGACAACCTCGACAACACGAAGAAAGCTGTATTCCAGCTGTCCAGTTTCCCAACGGCGACGACTTATACATACACTCTTCCGAACTCGAGTTCGACCATTGCGATTCTTGCAGCGACTCAAACTTTCACCGGAACGACTGTATTCAGTGGAACGTTCACTGTCTCTGCTGCGACTGCATCGTTGGGAACTTCTGATCTAGATTCTACTGCCAACGTGGGGAGTGGAGAGACCACGACTGGTCTCACGAAAACTGTCAACCTTGGAACAGGCGGACTTTCCGGATCGACGACAGGGATCAACATCGGCTCTGTGGTTGCTGGTTCTCTTGGGACATTGGTCATAAACTCGCCGACTGTGACTTTCTCGGCATTGGTCACAGCGATCGCGGCGGCTGCTGCGAACTTGTCCGTTCTGCGAATTGGGATCGGTGGTGCGACTGCTGACGCGACCAACCGACTCTCGATCAACACTCCCGCAGTCCTGCTGAATAACGCGGGCGATGGCATTGACATGACGTTCAACAAGAACTCAGTCGCCAACGACGCCTCTCTGAGTTTCAAAACAGGATTCAGCGTTCGAGGACTGATTGGCCTGCTTGGCGACGACGACTTCACCTTCAAGGTGAGTCCAGACGGTTCACGATTTCATAACGGCTTAGTGGTCAACCGTAACTCGGGCAAAGTTACATTTAACAAGAAGATCCAAAATGGCATTCGACCGTGGAACGCGGTGCAGCGAAACCATGTCACGTCAAACGCGTGGCTGACCAGCACCAGTGCCGCCGACAACGACTGGTTCGGCATCGCGTGGGCACCGGAACTCGGCCTGTTCGCCGCCATCTCTAGTACTGGGACTGGCAACCGGGTGATGACCTCACCGGACGGTATCACGTGGACGATCAGGGTCAGCGCCGCTGACAACCAATGGAGAGGCATCGCGTGGGCACCGGAACTCGGCCTGTTCGCCGCTGTCTCTAGTAGTGGAACTGGCGACCGGGTGATGACCAGCCCAGACGGGATCACGTGGACGATCAGGGTCAGTGCCGCTGACAACCAATGGTTC